GATTTAACTTAGACACAGCAGAGGCCCTAGAGCTAACCGAGTCAGGAATGACAATAAAGCAAGCCGCTAATATGATGGAACTAAGTGAGCAGACTTTAAGGAATAGAATTAAGAAAATAGAAGAAACTGAAGATCTTATTTTGGATTTTAAGAAATCTGAAGGAAAAATGTTAGAAAGTATTAAAGGTCATGCTCTTACGAAAATAGCTGAAAATCTTGAGGCGGGGAGATATGCTCCAGAGGATTTACCAAAACTGTATGAAACAATATGTAAACAAGATCAGTTAAAAAATGGAAAACCTACAGAAGTAAAAGGTATAGTTGGTATTCTTATCGAAATGGAAAAAGAAGAAGCAGATCAAAAAGAAAGAGATTTAGGATCTATTAAGAGTTTTATAGATGTAGAATCTGAGTCTAGAAATAAAGATCTCATAGAAAATGAAGGTATGCCTAATCTGTGATTATAGGAAGCTTAAGTCAAAATAGATCCGAAGCAGTTAAGGAAAGGATTCGCCGTTGGGCTAAATCTCCTTTACTCTTCGTAGTGGAATGTCTTAAAGCAACTCCTAGTACTCAACAGGCTAAGGCCCTTAGAGATTTTACCAAAGGCAAATTTCATTCAATTCGCTCTGGACATGGGACCGGAAAGGATGCTTTTGCTAGTTGGATTATCTTATGGTTCATGGCTACCAGAACTTTTCCTAAGATAGTTTGTACTGGTCCTACACAACATCAGTTGAAAGATGTCCTTTGGGCTGAGATCAACAAGTGGCTGAGGCAAAGCCCACTGATACATGATATTGTCTGGCAGTCACAAAAGATCTATATGGAAGGGTATAAAGAGGAATGGTTTGCAACAGCAGTTACATGTAATGCTAAAGCTTCTACCGAAGAACAAGCAGAAACATTAGCTGGATTTCATGCGGATCATATACTCGTTATAGTAGACGAAGCGTCGGGAGTTCCTGATCCAGTTTACCTTCCCTTGGAAGGGGCGGTCACAACTCCTGATTCTTTCGTACTTCTAATAGGTAACATGACCAGGAATAGTGGTTATTTTTATGATTCTCACTATAGAGACTTATCTGATAGATGGAATAAAATTCATTGGAGTTCAAAAGATTCTGAGAATGTAGATCCTTCTTGGATCGAATTCATGGGAGCTAAGTATGGAACAGATTCTAATGTTTACAGAATAAGAGTAGAAGGAGAACCTCCTTTTGAGGAAGAGTCTGCTCTGATCCCACTTGCCTGGGCAACGCAGTGTATAGGTAATACGGATGTTAGTTCTGATCCTAATGATCCCTTGCATCTAGGACTAGACGTAGCTCGTTTTGGAGCGGATTCTTCAGTACTAATGCCTAGACAAGGGAACTATATATACGATTATAAAACTAAAAATGGTCTTAATACTGTAGAAATAGCTTGGTTTGCTCAGCAAGAGTATGAAGAAATGGATGCTCAAGCTATAGCAGTAGACGAAATAGGTATAGGTGCAGGGGTTGTAGATAATCTAAAACTACACATGGCCCCTCAGACAGTATTTCCTGTTAATGTTAGTAATAAAAGTTCTAACCCTAAAAAGTATAACAGACTTAGAGATGAGCTTTGGTGGAATGTAAGAAAGAAATGCGAAAAAGGATTATATAGATTTCCTCCTGGAAAAGTAGGACAAGATTTATGTGATGAGCTTGCTACTCCTAAGTATTCTTATCCTGATGGAGGTATGGTAAAAGTAGAAAGTAAAAAAGAAATGAAAGCCAGGGGAGTACCTTCTCCTGATATCGCAGAAGCTTTGTTAATGACAGAGTATTTTCAAGTAAGAGCAAAATTAATTTTAGCAGGTAAGCAAAATGGAAGAGTATCAAGACCTAGTGTAGTTCCTCCTTGTTCAGTTCATTTAGGAATGAACCCAAGACAAAGAGAAAATAATTATTCTGTGCCTGGATTTTCTAATAAACATATACCTAAGAGTAGACGTTTTGGCTAGACAACAGTTAGTAAATTTAATCAACAGACTGGAAGATGGGGATATTGAGCAAGACAGATTTAGAACATTGCTTCTTTCTGAAGGTATTGTAGGAACTGCTTCTGAGGCAATTCAACTAAATAGTGTCTTTACTCAACAAGGGGCTGGAGCGGCTTTAACTGCTTTAACTTCTCCTAAGAAAGTAAATCCTACAGTTATTCAGCAAAATAACAGTAATATATCTAATCAATCCCAAGTAGTACAATCAGGAGTTTTAGGTACACCTGTTGCAGTCACAAGCCCCACTATTTTTAGAGGAAGTAGTAGCAGTAGCAGTAGTGGTAATTCTTTCTATGATTCTGCTCCAGGAAGATTCAGTGTTGGAGAAGTTCCTAATGAAGTATTTAATTCATTAAATGTTCATCAGCAACAAACTCTTAATGAAGGTAAAACTGTCAATCTTAATCCAGCTTTTTTTAAAGTAGGTAGAGACAACGGTACATTAGGCCAGCAAGGTACTTCTATTTTAGGGGCTGGCAGATCTGACCCGGGGACATTAGAACAAATAACTCGCCCTTCATCGGTATTAGCTTCTGGAGGAGGTAAACCAAATAATGGTAATTTTACAGTTCCGTTAAGATTAGCTGATAGGTTTGCTCAGACTGGTAATTTTAATAAACCTCTTACTTACCAACAAGCCCTAGATAGAGCATTATCTAGAATGAATACTGAGCAAAAAGCCGAGCTAAGAATTAAGATTCAAGAATTAAATGATCTCAGAAGAGCAGGAGGAGATGTAGCGGAAAATCCTGGTGAGTTTGGTTTAGAAGAGGAAGTAGATTTAAATCAAGTTTTACTAGAAGGGGCAAATTTTATTCTATCAGGAATAGCTAGTCAAACTGCTGGAATAGGTGTTGTTGCAGCTGGAGAAACATTAGCTACTAACTCTACAGGACTTGCTACCAATGGAACAAGTGGAACTATCAACTCAGTATTAAACACCCAAATAGGTGGAGTAGCTGTAGGTACTTTACTAGGTGCTGCGGCAGCTGCTAAACTAGGACATACAGTTGGACAATTTGGTGCACAAGCATTAGGCCATATAGATGATACTGATGCAGATGATGTTGGGGCGGCTGTTGGAGGAGCAGTAGGAGCTTATGTAGGTAGTATCGTTCCATTAGTAGGGACTATTCTTGGAGCTTTTATAGGAGCCGCCATAGGTTCTTTTCTTGGAGGGTTAGCAGGTGAGAAGCTTCATGATGGAGAACGAGAGGTAGGAGGAGTTTATCACTTATTAGAACAAGACTCTCAGTTCACAGGAGATCCAGATAAAGATTTTGATAAGAATTTAGTCTTAGCTCGATTTGCTACTGAAGGTCATCAAGGAGATGATTCTGTTTCTGATGGGTTAAGAATAGCTGACAGGGTAGTCAGTGAGGGTGATATTAAAGCCGCTACTGAAAGAGGAATTCGACAGCTTATAGAAGAGGGTCATATGACTAAAGAAGAGATGCAGGTTTTCATGGTCAATGATATGGTAGCTTATCAATATGTATTAGATGATGTAATTGAGCCTAGTATAGAAAACTTTAATCAAGATGATCCATTATCTGATAGTTCTTTAAGTGTTCCAGGCGTACCTGAAGTTTTTTCTGATCCTGTCTTAGAAGAAGCTCCTGAAGTAGCTCCATTCGTAGAAACTGGAGGAGGTCCAAGACCTAGAAGAAAAGATCCTGGAGAAGTTAATTTTGTTCCGTCAGATTTAATTAACAATGAAAATTTTGTTATAGCTTAAGGTAAAAATATGTCAAGATTAATGGAATATATTAAACAACGTGAAGAAGAGTTAGCAGCTATAAAAGCTCCTTGGAGTCCTATATTAAGAGATGTTAACACTTATATTACTCCTAATAGAGGAATGTTTTCAAAAGGAGCTAATGGAGATATACCTTTTGAAGATATTCTAGATACTACTGGAGTTTGGGCTAATGTTGTTTTAGCTTCTGCGGTTGAACAGTTTCTTACTGATAGAGCTTCTAGATGGTTTTTTATGGAAACTGAAGATCCTAGTAAAATGGATGATGAGGAGATTAGAAAAGAAGTACAAAAGCAAGAAGATATTGCTTATAATCTGGCCTTTAATAATCCTGCTACTCAGTTTTTGACTTCCTCTCATGAAATGTATTTAGATCTTTGTTCTTATGGAACTGGAGTTATGCTAATAGAAGATCTACCTGCTCATCCTATTACTTATAGAGCGTTTAATATTAGAAACTGTGATATAGATGAGAATTTTAAAGGTGAGATAGATACTAACTATCGTTATTATCAAAGAACTGCTAGGCAGTTAAAGCAAGAGTTTTCAGAAAGTGGCGTTTCTGCTGAAATTAGTAAAGCCGCAACAGACCAACCAGGGAGAAAGTATGAATGTATTCACGCTGTAGGCCCAGACGATCAAAAATTTTTTAGGTCTAAAGGGTTTACTCATTATTCTGTTCAGTATGTTAAAGGGGAAAATAAACCTCTTAAGACTGGTGGCTATAAAGAATTTCCTTATGTAATTCCTAGATGGCTGAAAAGTCCAGAAGAAATTTATGGTAGGGGGCCAGGAATTAATGCTGTTCCTACTCTTAAGTTGACTAATGCTATTATTGAGGTTATTATAAAAGGAGGTCAATTAAGAATAGCTCCTCCTTTGGATCTTCCGTTTGAGTCCTATATGATGCCAATGAATATGGACCCATTCGGACTAAATTTTAGAATGAATGGTGGTGCTGAAAGAGCTGAACCTTTATTTACTGGAGGAGATCCTGGATTTGGTTATGAGTTTTTACAGCCTTTTATAGATCAAATAACTAGATTATTTTTTATAGATCAACTTAGGTTAGCAGAAAAAACTCCCCAAATGACTGCTACGGAAGTTGTTAAGAGAAATGAAGATCAAATGAGAGTTATGGGACCACAAGTAAGTCGTATTCAATCGGAATCTAATACTAAGCTTTTAAAAAGAACTTATAATATTTTACGTTCTAGAGGAGAGATTGATTCTAAGAATAATATACTAGCTGGACAAGGCTTAAAGATTAGATATACCTCTCCAGTTTCTAGAGCACAAAAAGCTACTCAAACTCAAGCTTTTTCTAGAATGATAGAAGCAGTTGCTCCATTAATGGAGATTCAGCCTGATGTTTTAGACAAGTTAGATACAGATGAAGCTATTAAATGGTTTAGTAAGATTTATGACGTTCCTGTACAGCTTATTAGAAGTGACGATCAAGTTAAATCTATTAGAGATGCTAGGGCTAAAAGTAAACAAGCTGAACAAGATGGAATTAATACTGCTAATGCGGCAAGTGCGACTAAAGATTTTGCTGAAGCAGGTCAGATAACCAGGAGTGGTATTTAATGATAGATAAACAACAACAAATTAGTTTTAAAGCAATGGAGGAGCAAGCTAAAAGAACTGAATCTAGAGCGGCTTTGTTTAGAGATCTTTTTGGAACTCCTCAAGGCAAGAGGGTAGTAGAAGAATTAAAAAAATTAGGCTATAGATCAAAAACGACTATAGAATTTTCAGTTCCAGCGAATGACCCTTTTAAGGTTGGGTTTAAAGAAGGTCAGAGAGTTTTTGTAGAAAATATAATTCAACTAATTGAGAGCGTTCCTGGTGAATTTTTAAAAGTATTGGAAGGAATAGACAATGGAACAAAACCCGAATCAGCCAAAGGAAACATCTCCAGAACATACAAAACCTCCTGAAGGGGCTAATTTTATAGATAGCATTCCAGCAGAGCTTAGGGGGGAACAAGTATTAAGTAATGTTAAGAGTATTGGGGATATGGCAACTCAACTCGTTAATCTTAACAAAGTACTAGGTGAAAAAAGAGTAGCTATTCCTAAAGAAGGAGCTAGTGCTGAGGAAATGGCCAGCTTTAGAAAAGCATTAGGGCATCCTAATAGTAAAGATGATTACGGTTTAAAGGATAAAGCTACTATTGAGAAGTTAGGCATTAATTATCTAGAACCTGTTCATGATGCTTTAACCAATGGTTTATATGAACAAGGGCTTGATAAAACTCAAGCTAATGGAGTTTATGACAAGTATTTAGAAGCTGTTAAGAGTGTTCAAGAGGCAACAAATAAAACTGCCTTAGAACAAAAAGCTAAATGGGAAATGCAAAATAAAGATAACTACGCAGGACAGGATTTTAATGAAGTAACTGAAATTAGAGACAGAGGACTTGCTTGGGCAGGGTCAGAAGCAAAGCAAGTATTTGAAGGTTCTAATTTATTAGATAATCCTGAAATATTTAATTTACTTTACAAGGTGGGACAAATGACTAGTGAAACACAAGCTCCAGGGGGCGGTGGAAGTACGCCTAATTCAAAAGAAACAGCTCAAGCAGAATTAGATAGTCTTTATAAGGATGATAAATTTACTGAGGGACTTATGGATGTTAAGCATCCTAATTATAGAGTAAATAATGATAGGATAATGCAGCTAAATAAAACTATTCATGGTGAAGAAATTGTAGCAGAGCTTAATAAAACGTATTAGTAATGATAGGAGGGTAGCTTTTTTAAGTCCTCGGTCTACTAAGACATAAAATTAGAATAAGTCCGTAAGGTGCGGGTAGCTTGTTCGACCAAATTTTTTAACTCATATTTATGAGGTGATTAAAATGGCAGGAATTACTACTGCAATGGTAGCTGGCTACCGCGCTACCGTTAATATGCTAGTACAGCGTAAGGGAGGTATTTTTCGTCCTTATGTAATAAATGAATTTCAAGATACAGAATTTGAGTATTTTGATAGATTAGGTCCAATAGAAGCTAATGAAATCTTAGTTGACGGAAGTGACACTGTTTATTCTGACCAAGACCATGACAGAGTTGCAAACTATCTTAGAGATTATGATGTTGCTAGTAAGATTACTAAGCAGTCTCAAATTAGGACGCTAGCTGATTTTCAAGGTCCATATGCAGTCAATCAGTCTAATGGTATGATGCGTAAAATGGATGTCAGTATTGTTAATGCTTTTTTTGCCGATACTAAAACTGGTAAATCTGGCGCGACTACGACCACTTGGGCTGGAGATGGTGGACAAACTGTTGCGGTTAACTATGTAACTCCAGGAGATACGGTATCTAATACTAATTTAACTGTAGCTAAACTTCGTAAAGCTAGAGAGTACATGCTTGCAAACGAGCTTCGACCAGAAGATGAACCTTGGTATATTGCAATTACCTCTAGTCAGTTGACTTCCTTACTAGAAACAACTGAAATTGGAAGTGTTGATTATAACCCAGTAAGAGCTTTATATGATGGTGTTGTTAATCGTTTTATGGGTTTTAATTTCATTTATTATGAAGGACTAACTACTGACAGTAATAGTTATAGAGAAATACCAGTTTGGGCTGGAAGTGGAATGTTATTTGGTCATAATAACGTTTTAGATGTTTATTTTGATCGTATGCCTGGAAAACGTCAGCTTTTACAAGTATATGTTTCCGGTTCTTGGGGCGTAACTCGACTGGAAGGTAAAAAAGTAGTTAAAATTCTTTGTAATGAAGCATAATAATTACAATATAAATATAAATTAATCCTTAACTGGAGAAAGTAAGATGGCAAATTTTAACGGCGTTAATGCCACTAGTGCCGCTACTCTTCCTAGAGTTCTTGTTGCCCCTGCCCACGCATTTGGTCGAACAAGAGTTATTTATGATGAGTATGAAGCTACTGGTGAAGCTATTGGTAGTACTATTACAATGGGAGTTGAGGTTCCTAAAGGGGCTTCTGTCAATAATATTCGCGTTATGGGGGATGCTCTTGGAGCTAGTTCTACCTTGGCTTTAGGAATTACTGGAAGTACAGCTAAATACATTGCGGCTACTTCTACTTCCAGTGCGTTTTTTTGGGATTTTAAGCAAGGTAAGATTGATGCTTTTGGGCAGGTACTTACTGCCTCAGAACAATTGTTCTTTACAACTGCTGGTGGTACTGTTACTGGTACTATTAGGATTTGGATTGAATATACCTTAGATTAATGTAAACTACTAAGGAGGATTGGGGGGCTTCGGCCCCTCATTTCTAACTAATTATGGCCGCAAAAGTCGATATAATGAATATTGCCCTAACTCATTTAGGGAAAAACCCCATAGTTGATCCAGACCAAAATACAGCTTTTGCTATTAAAATAAAATCTGTATATGATGTAGTTAGACAAGATTTATTAAGAATTCACACTTGGAATTTTGCTGAAACTAGAGTAATTCTAGGTGTAAACTCAACAGCTCCGTCTTTCGGATGGTCTTATGCTTTTGATTTACCTACTGGATGTTTAAGAATTAATCAAGTTAAGCTAAGTCCTACTGATTTAGAAAGCACGGATTATGTTAAAGAAGGTAATCAAATTCTTTGTAATTCAAATGTAGTTTATCTTTATTACAATCAGGATATAACACAAGAAATCTTAATGGACCCTATGTTTGTTAGTCTGTTTGGCCTTAAGTTAGCTATACGAACTTGTGAGGCTATTACTTCTAATGAATCTTTACTTCGAAATCTTAATGCGATGTGGAAAGAAGAAAAGCCTTCTACTATGCTGATTGACTCTGTAGAAAAAGGTCCACAAGAATTAAATGTTAATTATTTATTAACTGCTAGACGAGGTTATCATAGAAATTCTCGTCGTGAAGGTAGCTGATGCCTAGAAAAAATATACCTCAAACTTCTTTTGCTGGCGGTAAATTTAGTCCTATTGCTTTATCTAGAACAGATACTAATAAGTATCCTATAGGAGCTAAAGATATAGAAAACTTTAGAGTCATGCTACAAGGACCGTTAACAAGAAGAACTGGCTCTAAATTTATAAGAGAAGTTAAAGATTCTACTAAAGATACAAATCTTGTTCCTTTTATATACTCTAATAGTAACTCATATGGATTAGAGTTTGGGGATCAATATTTTAGAATTATAAAAGATTTTGGATATATTAATTCTGTTGGATCTACTTTAGTAACAAATGGGGATTTTCCTAGTAATATAACTGGCTGGACAGATAGTTCTACAGGTACGGGATCAATTGCTTGGAATGCTGGTGGATTTATGGATATTACATCAGTAGATGCAGATAATAAGGGAATAGCAGAGCAAGCTGTATCAGGACTCACTGAAGGGGTTCAGTATCAATTCTCTATTACTGTAAGTACAGGAGCAATAGAGTTTTATCTTGGCACGACTTCTCTTGGAAATCAGATATTATATGAGCCAAATTTAGGGGTAGGCACACATACTATTAATTTTTATGCTCCTGCTACAACAGTCTATATATCTGTAACACATGCAACAGGGGCTACGCATGGAGTAGATGATATCACAATTAAGCCTTTAACTCCTTTAGAAGTAGTCACCCCTTGGACAGAAGCACAATTACCTGATATCAGTTGGACTCAATCAGAATCTACTCTTTATGTTTTTCATAAAAATGTTAAACCTAGAAAAATAGTAAGAACTTCTGATACTAATTGGACTGTTTCTGAATGGGCTAAATCAGATGGGCCTTTTCTTCCTACTAATAAAACAGCAACTACTTTAACTCCAGCGGCTTCTACAGGAACTAATGTTAATGTTACTGCCAGTACAGCTATATTTAAAGCTTCAGATGTAGGAAGGTTATTGAGAATGGTTTTAGGAGGTGTGTATGGGGTTTGTGAGATTATAACTTATAACTCTGCTACTTCAGTTCAAGTAGATATAGATACTATTAATGATGCTTATGGTCCTAATATTTCTACTGTTTTAGGTACTCCTGGTGCTACTAGTGTTTGGAGATGGGGGGCCTGGGGGGATGATGAGGGTTATCCCGAACACGGCTTTACTTACCAGGGAAGAATGGTTCTTGGAAATAATATAAACGGTGTTAATCACATGTGGTTTTCTGAGTCAGACGATTTTGAAAGCTTTCAGCCTACTAGTAATACTGGAGCAGTAGCTTCTAGCAATGCTTTTTCTGTTCAACTTAATTCCGATGAAGTAAATGCTATTAATTGGATTAGTTCAACTAAAACCCTTGTTGTTGGTACAACTGGTTCTATATGGTCTGTTTTTTCTGGAGATACCACAAATACTTTAAGTCCTACTAATCGAGAATCTGTAAGAGTATCTCCTAATAATACTTATAAATCTCCTCCTGTGGTTGCAGGAAAAGGTTTATTTTTCTTATCCTCTACTAGAGAAAAAGTAAGAAATCTATTATTTGACTTTTCTACAGACTCTTTTGATACTCCTGATATGACTACTTTAGCAGAAGATTCTGGAAGTGATTTATTTAGTAGAATAGATTTTGAAGAAGAGCCTATTCCTACTCTTTGGGGGTATACAGCTAATGGTCAATTGTGGAATGCTTCTGTGGATGCTTCTGAAGATGTTATTGCTTGGGCTAAACAGGTAATAGGTGGAACAGATGTTGTTATTAAATCTTTAATTGTCTTACCTACTTCTAATGGACAAAAATATAATGTACATTTAATTGTGGCTAGAACAATTGATGGAGTTACGAAACAATATGTAGAGTATATAACAGATAAATTTTTTCCTTCCAGTGATACAGATACTTCAATAGCATATTTTGTAGATGGAGGGGGGACTTATGACGGAGATCCTACAACAGAAATAAGGGGTTTTTATCATTTAAGAGGTCAAACTGTACAAGTTCTTGCTAATGGGGGAACTCATGAAGATGTAACAGTTACAGCTCAAGGAGGATTAACCTTAACTAGAAGTACTTCAGTTGCGCAGGTAGGCTATCATGCAGATGCTAAAGTAACGATGTTGCCTCTTCCTGATGTAATTGATGTTAAAGGATCTACATATTTTAGTGTAAAAAGATTGATATCAGCTACTATAAGATTTTTTAAATCTATAGGCGGAAAGGTAACTGGTGATGGCACTTCATTTGAAGATATTCAAACTGGTCCTGGCATTATGGATGCTAGTCCTCCATTGTTTACCGGAACCGTTAAGGTTGCGGTTAAGGGGGAAAACGAAGATGATAATACAACATCTGAAATAACACTTATTCAAGATAAACCTCTTCCTATGACTGTTTTAGGAATAAGTAGAGAGGTAGAAATCGATAATGGCTAAATTTTTATTAAGCTTAACTCAAGCAGGGATTAACACTTTTCAGAATTTTCAAGAAGCTTCAGCTATTGAAAGATCTTCTGAAGCGGCGGCTCAGTTACATACTGAGAATATAAAGCAAATAGAACAAGCTCAAAAACGTTATACTGCTATTAGGCAGTTTGAAAAGAAAACAGAAGGATTAGCTCTTTTTAAAGCTAAAGGAAATGCAAAAGCTCAATTTGCTGGATCAGGACTTAAAGGAGGAGAAGAAGTTTTAAACGATATTACAATACAAGCTTCTCTTAATTCTTTTAAAACTGATTTAGAGTTTGCAGAAACTATTATACAGCTTAAAAATACAGCTAGAAAAGAAAGAATCAGAAGAACTTCAGCACGAAGAGTTGCTAGAGTTACTGCAAAAGCTAAGAGAGAAAGTAGTATTATTGAAGCTCTTTCATTTTTTAATTAGGTTAATATAATGCCAAATTTAAATAATCAACAATCTCCTATAAATGTTCAAAATTCTAATAGTCTAGTTTTATTTGGAGCTAATGATTTTCAAGCCGTGGAAAGTCAAGCGGCTGTTGAAAGTGCGTCAGTGGCAAATTTACTAAGTAAAGCTACTAATGTACTTCAACAGTATAAGCAAATTGAAGCTAAAAGAGAAGCTAAGACTAAAAGAGAAAATGAAGTAAGAGCGGCCAATGAAGCTCGTAGGGATTATAGAATTAGTGCTGGTACTTATACTACTAATGTTTATAACTCCCCTAATGAGAAAGCTCATGAAGGAGATTTTGTTTCTAGAAACTTTAGTCAAATAGCTAAAATTAAAGAAACTGTAAGAAGTAGATATGGTAAAGATGAAGATACATTAAAACTAATTGATTCAGTTTTAGCCGATGAAGAGTCTCAAAATCAATTAGAATTAGTTCGATTTCATTATCAAGCAAGAGCAGATAAAAGTAAGGAAGAAGAAGGCCGTTTTATTAAGGGAGCTTTTTTTGATGCTGAGAATCGACCTGATAGTATGCTTAATATTTGGGATTTAGAAGAAGAATTACATGCTAATAAACCTAAAGTATTAAAAGCTATGCGTCAATCTATTGCTAGAGGAGCTTTACAGGGGTATTTAAATATTAATAATCCTGAAGCTGTTGAAAAACTTCTATTTGGAGATGAAGAGTCAGACGAAGCTAATTTTATTAGAGAGTCTTTAGAGCAGACAGACGTTAGATATTATTCAAGACAAGCTGCTGTTGCTAGGAAATTTCAGTTAGAAGAAGCTAAAAATAGTATTACTTCTACCATAGAAACTAATTTAGCTATTATAGAAAACAATCTTGGTAGTCCTACTCCTATAGATGAAAAGACTTACAAAAAAGTAATGGGTAAGGGTTCAGCTAGAAGTTGGGAGATTTATCAAGATAAGTTAAAAGCGGCTGATATAAAAGGAGTTTTTAATGAGCAAGTAAAACAAGCAACTTCTCCAGAAGATTTACAAGAACTTATTGATGTTCAAAAACAAAGTATTTCTCTTAGTCCTAATCCTAAATCTATTTTCTTTAAAGCAGTTCAAAAGAATGAATCTAAACTAAAAGCTATAATGGAGAAAGCTAAATCTGACCCTAGATCATTAGTAGATGGTAATGATAAATTAAAGGCTTTGGTTAGAGAAAACCCATATAGTGCAGAATCAATTGTTAGATCGGATACTTTGCAAAAAAGGTTTACAACTAACCCTAAAATACTAACTGAGATTCAAAAGAAAGGTATTCTTAATAAATTTTTAACCGCCGAATCTCCAGAGCAAGCTTTTGAATCTATTACTGATTTACATCAATATGGATCAAATACTGCAAGAGTAGGTAGAGAATTATTAGCGCATAAAGATTCTTCTGGAAGAGGCATTGATCTTGGCATGGCTTTATTATTACACCCTAATGAAACTGTGCTAATGGATAAAGCTTTAAATGTAGTTAAAAATTATAAATCAGTTGAAGCTGAAATCAGAAGTGGAAGTTCTGAAAAGTTTAATACTCTAATAGCTGATCTTGGTGGGGGTTCTTTAAAAGGGCTATTTAAAAAGGTG